TCATCTTGGCAGTAAGCTACGCAAAAACAGTATCAACATCCTGTTAGGCGATAAGGTACAAGTGGACGTTTCAGTTTACGACATGACACGCGGAAGAATCACTTATCGGCTCTAAATTTTACCCATCGAAGTTTTTGGTAATCACTTAAACATGTAGGGCAAGCATACATAGATCGACGGTGGACATCTGGCACTTGTTCGAATTCACCGTGGCACGGGCAAATTATTTTCATCGGCGTTGTCATGTTGACAAATGATGATGCATCGTATGAAAATTTATTGTTGTGCTGCAATTGTGCATCTTGTATAAATTTAGTGTATCCTGTTTTAGTCTTGCTTGCGCCTCGTTGTGACTTACTGCATTGTGGACATCCGCAGCCAGCTAAATGGTCCATAGGTTTTTGATTCCATTCGCCGTGAATAGGACACACTATAGTGACATGCGTGTGGGAATTTTTATATTTGACCCGAACATAAGAATATTTATTTTTGTGTTTTTTATTAGCTAAGTCGATAAACTCTTGTATTGAACGTTTGTTGACTGATCCAATAAATCTCGGCTTGCCGTAATAACACGACTTGTTTAGTAGCAACGAGTTATCCCAATATTCGTGTATTGTTTGTTGCTCAAAATCATATGCATCGTTGCCAGATAGAAACTCAGCGATAATCTGCCATTCGAAATCGTCAAACATAGGATTTACCACTTTTGACGAAGTTCGGTATATAAATAAATCGACATCGGACGGTAACGAATTCGCCTCCCTATACCCGATATAAATTTCACCAGTTACTTTATGTGTGCCAAAATAAACATACGGCCGTACTTGTGTTGAGTGATAAATAATCATACTGACATTGCCCTTTAATGTTAGAGTAGTTGGGGACGCCAATCCCGCGAACTACACTTATTTATGCCGGATTATTTATCCCGTGGTCGAATCACCTACCGTCTGTAACATTCAATCCCACACCTAGTTTAATGCTGTTTCTAGCATTAAATTCGCACGACTGAACGGTTGACCCATTTTTGCGATCCTGATAAATACTTTAATAAGAAGGATCAGGAAGAATGGCACAACAAATCATCAATATCGGGGCAAATCCATCTGACGGCACAGGTAGCCCGTTACGTGAATCGTTCGACCGAATCAACAAAAACTTCACAGAATTATACTCAGGTAATATTGCTCCACCGACAGGCGGAAATACTACACCTACTGGGTCAACAGGGGTAGTCACGTCAGTTGCTGGTAAGGTTGGCCCAGTAAAATTGTATGTCAATGACGTTAATGGCGCAGTATCGCAAAATTATGTTGACAGCAAAGTTGGTGAATTAGTATTCGACGCAGTCAACGACCAGATTGTTGATCTAACCGCAGCAACCCCGGCTATAGTCGACGATATGCGCGTCTTAGCTGCTTCAATCCAGGCAGACAGTGGATATTACGTCGGGCTTGTAGATCAGTTATCAACAAAGCTATCAACAACCAACGGCGGCACAATGCTCGCACCGTTACGTTTGAATGCTGATCCAGTAGTTCCAACTGAAGCTGCTACGAAACAATATGTTGACGCTAAAGTACAAGCGAATACTACAGCGATCAATACGCTGGCAGCTGATGTCTACACTAAAGCCGAGATGATTCAGATCTTACTAAATATAACAAACAACACAAACGATTACGGTTCTATTGCGCCGATTACTGTAGATAATTACGGATCAATAACAGATGCAGTGACAGACATCGAAGATTACGGGGGTATCAATTAATGGCATTCTATCCGACTTACCTTTATATGAAACAACATTCTGTAACCGGAAAACTATATTTTGGAAAAACAATTTTGACACACGATAAGATGTTAACATATTCTGGTTCCGGTAAGATTTGGAATTATCATTTACGAAAACATCCAGGCGAAGTGTTGACTATTTGGTATTGTTTGTTCTTCGATAAGGACGAATGCATGAAAACTGCTATAGGATTGTCTGAAATAGCAAATATAGTTGAGTCGACGGAATGGTATAATCTCAAAAAAGAAACAGGTATTGATGGCGGCCCTCTGCCAGTGCATCTAAGAGAGGCAGCGTGGAAGAAAACGTCAGCAACAATGACCGGGAAAAGCAAAACCCCCGAACATATTGCTAACGCAGCCTTAGCACTAACAGGCAGGCATCATTCTGAACAACATAATGCTACGCAGTCATTAGTTAAAAAAGGTATTCCGTGGTCGTCGGCCAGAAGAGAAGCACAAAATAAAAGGAAAATAGCATGAGTCGACAAGTTCAATTACGTGGTGGAACCACAGCACAGACCGCAGTATTTACAGGCGCAAAAGCAGAGCTCACAGTAGACAAAGATCTCAACATCCTAATTCTGCATGACGGTGTTACCCCTGGTGGTATCAAGATTGCATCACAGGCATACGCCGAAGCACACGGTGCAGGCGGTGGTGTTGGCACAGTAGGACCGAAGGGTGATATGGGACCACCAGGGCTCGATGGTGCTAAGGGCGACAAAGGCGATAAGGGTGACCAAGGCATCCCAGGAACCGCAGCCTACAAAGGCGATATTGGTCCAAAGGGCGATTACGGCGATACTGGGGCCAAGGGCGATAAGGGTGACAAGGGCGACGCTGGACCAAAAGGCGACCAGGGCGATCAAGGTGTCCCGGGAGTTAGCAATGTTCCTGGACCAAAAGGCGACCAAGGCGACCAAGGGCCGGCAGGTACTCAAGAAGGTCCTCCGGGTCCTCCAGGTGAGCAAGGCCTACAAGGTAACCCAGGACGCGATAGCACAGTCCCAGGACCAAAGGGTGATCAAGGCGATCCGGGTGCCACAGGAGCCAAAGGCGACAAGGGCGATGCTGGGCTGCAAGGGCTGCCAGGGCAAGATGCTAACACAGGTGACATCTTCTTCACTGGCACCACGATCGGAACGCGATATACAGATCAAAGCATCGACATTGTCCCAGACGGAATTGGCGAGGTCCATATCTCCGCTAACGTCGGTATCGAAAATCTTAACCCAGAGTATTCACTCCACGTAGGTAATGCTACTCAGTCAGAAAGCACTGGTGACGTTGGCTTCAGCTTCAACGATGCTGCTACAACGAATCGCTACTCAGGAACTGCCAGCATTGGTTGGTCCTGGTTTAACGGTATCGACAAAGGCAACAATCAGGTGTCACCGAAGCACGCCGTGTTTGGTATCTTCAAGCACGGTTCACCAGCAACACCGTGGCTAAGCTTTGATGCTCTTACTCCAGCCAATGCGGTAGTTTTTGCGCCGGCAACAGGCGACGCAATCTTCACAGGTAAGGTAGTCGCTACAGCTGGCGTTCAGTTTAGCGACGGATCAGTCCTGAATACAGCGAAGGCAGAAATCCCAGCCACAGCAGAAGGACACGCCGGAGATTTAGCCGGAATGGTTGCTTTTGGTCCAGGTTTCCTGTATTACTGCACGGCTGATTACGACGGCACAACGCCGATATGGACGCGCACCCCACTAGGAGCAAGCTGGTAATGGCAGAATTATCCACATCATTAGTCAACATCGGGCTATCGCCGAATGACGGTACAGGTGACAACATTCGTCGAGCATTCGACATCACGAATCACAATGTCACCAACATCGCTACGTTTTTGGCACTGAACCCAGAATTCACAAACATCACAGTCATCGGCACGGTTGCTACTGATTCGCTCACATCGAACTACGGGTCATTCTCTGACCAGGTGATGATGACTGGCAACATCGCAAGCACAAGCACTACCTCCGGCGCCTTAGTGGTTACTGGTGGCGCTGGCTTTGGCGGTAATATCAATGTAGGTGGAAACATCAATGTAGGCGACGACTTACGGGTTACTAACGATATCGTTAGCGGCACTGTTACAAGCGGATTGCTGACCTCCACCGGCGACTTAACGGTTGTTGGCGATGCTCACGTTATCAAATCGCTAGACGTTGGTGAAGACGTCGTCATTCAAGGTAAGCTCACAGTTCACGGTAATGTCACAACAGTCACTACCTCTGAGTTCGTCGTGCGTGATCCGATCATCGAAATAGGTGGCGGCGAAGATGCGAACGGTAATCCGATTTTACTAACCAGCGACGACGGCAAAAATCGTGGTATCCAATTCTACTATTTCGACACTCCTACCCTAGAACAGCGTACTGGATTTATGGGATTTAGCCCTAGTGACAATAGGTTCATCTTCTATTCGAATATTGCTGGAACTTTAGGAAATGCCGTATTTAATGATATCAATGCTAACATAACATCGATTGGTACTAGCCACTTCGATAATGTTACTATTGGCAATGCAACGGTCTCCTCTGGTATTTACGGTCCAATTAAGACGCCGGCTCAACCAAGTATTACATCATTAGGTATCATCTCAGCGTTGCATACGACAGGGAATGTTACAGTCAATAACGGTACGATAAATCTCAACAATGGGGACATTAACCTGCCGGCAGGGCGCAACGTGTTCGTCGACGGTGTTGCAGTCGCATTAAGCTCACAGGCGTTTGTTGGGGGATTAGTCCCAAACTCTACCTTTTTTAACAGCGGAGAAGATAGCACTTCATCAACTACCGGTGCAGTACGAATTAACGGTGGATTAGGTGTTAGTGGCAATGTTTTTATTGCCCAATCGCTAACTACGTCAACATTCAACGCGAATACATTAGGCGGTACGCTAACGACAGCAAACCAGCCAAACATAACCACCGTCGGCACACTCGGAAATCTAACGGTTACGAACAGCATCTACTCTAGCACTGCTAGCGTCAACAATTTAGTCGCAGCGAACTCGATCGATGCTACGGTTATCACTGCGTCACTTGGACTAGGTGGAAAACTAACTACTCCGGCACAGCCCAATGTTACGAGCCTAGGTACATTGTCCTCGTTGTCTGTAGGTGGCAACATTGTTATGACTGGCAGCAATATTTTAGCTGGATCTACTAACGCTGCATTTAATCAGGTAACAGCTAATAGCTTCGTTGGTAATGTTACTGGTTCAGCAACAACGGTTAGTGCGGCTTCCCAACCAGCAATAACATCAGTCGGGACACTATCATCGTTACACATATCGGGAACAGCAACAGTTGGGAGCTTAGACTCTGGAACTGGCATCATTAAAACTGACGGAAATATTGTTACTACCACAAACGTAATAGGCTCTTCGTTATACGGTCAGTTGATGACTAACTCTCAGCCAAACATTACTTCAATAGGCAGTTTGTCGTCTCTGAACGTAAATGGCACAACAACCCTGGACGGATCAACCTCAGTCGCAGGATTTTTGAACGTAGGCAACGCGGCATCTTTTTCGGGAGATGTTACTGCCGGTTCGTTTACTACTTTAGGCTCAGTTACTGCTGGAACATTTGTTGGTCAGATAACAGGAACTTCATCAAATATTGCTAACCAGGCTAATTCAGCTACGATTAATTCGACCTCATTGAACATTCCGGGTAACATCGTACTACGAGATGCTTCGGGCAATTTTAGTGCCAATACCATAACTGCTTCGTTGTCTGGTAATGTTATTGGATCAGCAACAACCGTTACGGCATCGGCACAGCCAGCAATAACATCAGTCGGCACATTGTCGAGCCTAGCAGTTATTAATGGTGTGTCGGCATCTACATTTACTGGCTCGGGGGCAGGTCTTACGTCAATTCCTAATTCTGCATTAGCAGGTGGCGGTGATGTAACGATCGGGTCAACAGTTATCCTACTTGGCGGAACAAGCACCACGTTAAGCGGGTTGACATCAGTTACAGCTGGTTCATTCATTGGCAATCTTTCTGGATCGGCAGCGACCGTTACGGCAGCAGCACAACCAGCGATTACTTCAGTTGGCACATTGTTGAACCTAACTGTATCGGGAAATATATCAGCTTCGGATTTCAACGGGACAACTAACGGTACACATATCGGGAGCGTTATCGGGTCGGCAACTACCGTCACAGCCGCAGCTCAACCAGCGATTACCTCAGTTGGAATATTAACTTCTATCGCCACTAGCGGTAATGCAACAATAGGCGCAGATCTGGTAGTTAACGGCAATCTAGCAATTAACGGCACGACTACAACCATCAATACTGCAACGTTAAACGTGACCGACTTAAACATAACGGTTGCCAAAAACGCTGTCACTCCAGCAGCAGCGAATGGTGCGGGTCTATCTATTGCTGGTGCAAATGCGTCATTGATCTACAACAATGTTACTGACGGAATGGTATTCAACAAGCGGGTTGACGCTACATCGTTCTACGGTTCGGGAGTTGGATTAACGTCAATTCCTAATTCGGCAACTACAGCTACGTCAGTAAATACTCCGAATACTATTGTCTCTAGAGATGCTAGCGGAAACTTTGATGCTGGCATAATTACTGCGACTGCAACAAGTGCTCAATATGCTGACTTGGCCGAAATGTATCAATCGGATGCGCAGTATGATCCGGGAACTGTACTAGTATTTGGCGGAACATATGAAGTCACAACTACGGGGCACCAGGCTGACGTATCAGTAGCAGGGGTCGTATCAACTGCTCCGGCATATTTGATGAACATTGATGCTAAACACGCAGTGGCCGTAGCATTACGAGGTAAAGTTCCAGTTCAAGTAATGGGAGCGGTACGAAAAGGTGACCTGCTGGTTACGAGCTATGTACCTGGGTATGCAATGAGTATAGGTACTAGCACCGAGGTTTCAGCGGTTGCAGTTTTTGCGAAGTCATTAGAAGAAAATCTTGCCGAAGGTCAAAAAATCATTAACGCGGTCATCATCTAACTATGTCAAAAATCACGTGGTCAACACCAAAAGGAGCAATTGCTACAGTTAAAGAAGGCAATTACTTTGAATACCAGCTGTTTGCAAAAGATTCACAAGAGCTGCCGATAACCTACACCCTTATTTCGGGTACATTAGGCAGTGGGCTGCAACTGTTTAAGTCTGGGTTGATTCAAGGTGTGCCTACTCTTGAATTCGCGTCGGCAGCTTCTACTTACCTGCAAGTATTTACGGTTAGGGCCACTAACACTAATGGCTCTATTTCTGACAGGACATTCAGCATCACCATCAATGAGCTGGCTAGTCCAACTATCATTCCAGAAGAGGACGTTGTACTTGTCGTATATGATGGTGTTTTTGTAGATATGCAGCTAGAGGCGATCGAACTTAACCCGTCAGCAACATTAACGTGGACCCAAGCTGGTGGCGAACTTCCGCCAGGATTAATGCTTACTGCACAAGGTCGGTTATTCGGCAATCTTAAATCATTCTCCTCTGCTGAGGCTCAGGCTATTATTGGGTGGGCTAATACCCCGTTCGATGCTACTATATGGGATTCGCCTACTGCACAGACGCAGACTCGAACTTACCAATTTAAGGTCATGGTATCAGACGGCGTACGAATCGACAAAACCAATTACATCATCAAGGTTCAAGCCAAATCCTTGTTTACGGTAGACAATACTTCCATTATGGCAAACGATGGCATAATCACTGTTGACACCGATAACAAGCACCTACCATATATTACTACAATACCAGAAAATCTTCCAGAACAACGGCAAGACAGTAACTTTGCATTCAGGATTGAAGGAGAAGATCTGGACGGCGACGAAATTTGGTTCAGCATGATTACATATGGCCAGGCAGAATTCGACCAAGGTCCGACCTTAGATCGGCCAAACACGCCCGGCGTCCCCGGTGATCCGGCTCACCCTGCTGATTTAGACGACGAATCATTGCTACCTGTGGTGCCATTTGACTATTACGGGTTTGACCAAGAAGGGCAATCATTGCCACCAGGCATCGTGTTAGATCCAAAAACTGGATGGCTAACAGGTCACCTAGCTGCTCAAGTAGAAGATAAAAAGACCTATTCATTCACTGTGTTCTGCTACAAGAAGCAATATCCAGATTCTAAGAGTAAACAGGTAACATTTACTCTAACAGTGTTAGGCGATAGAAATAATGTCATCACCTGGGTTACTCCAGAAGATTTAGGCAATATCAACAACGGATCCATAAGTGAAATTTCAATTGTAGCAGTATCCAGTCTAGGTAAGAAACTGAATTATCGACTAGTCGAGGGGACTCGTCAACCTGCAGAGATTTATTCGTACAATTATCCAGGATCGCAGTATGATGGTGTTATAGAATATACACCGCCAAAAGCAAGAAGCCAATTACCACAAGGTCTCAAATTATTACCAGATGGTCTCATTGTCGGTAGAGCTGCATTTGATTATTTTTCTCTAGACACCGGGGCTACAACTATAGACAAGAATGTTACTGAGTTCGACAACGAATACGAATTTAGCATTACAGCATCAAACGAATTAGACGGGTATAAGCCGGCTACAGTATATTCGACGAAAACATTTAAGCTCAAAGTTCACAATTGGAATCTAACACCGTATGAGAATATCTATCTGCGGGCCCTACCTAACCGGGACCAAAGAATTCAATTCGCTAAATTGATAGATGACGCGACAATTTTCCCAACAGAGCTAATATATCGCCCAAGTGACGAGTGGTTCGGTAAGGCGAAGGACATTAAATTCTTGTTTGCTGCTGGTCTCGCCCCGTCATTAGCAGGAACCTACGTCAATGAAATGAAGCACAATCATTACAACAAAGTGCTGAATTTGAGCAATGTTAAGACCGCAGTTGCGCTTGATGAAAACTTCAATGTTAAGTATGAGGTTGTATATGTTGCAGTTGAGGATGCTCTAACAGAGAATGGTAAATCCCCAGCAATCTCTATGAATCGATCTACGCAAGTCAAGCCGCCATATAACACTATGCCATTCACTACGATCTATCCTAACAGCCTGGACAACATGAAGGCAGAGGTATCAACTGTCGGATATGCTAACAAAGGAGCATTGCCTGGTTGGATGATCAACCAACAAGAAAATGGTCGCGTATTAGGATTTACACGGGGCGTGGTTCTAGCTTACACTAAGCCTGGTGCTAGTAAGTTGATTGCATTTAGATTGTCAAAACACGACGTAAGCTTCAATAAAATCGACTTTATTGCAGATAGGTATCAGCTCGACCACACCCTCAGTAAAAATTTCGACATTGCAACGAAGGAATTTATCGAATCGAAGGAAACTACGTTTGATCGATTGCCGCAGACGCAATGGCCAAACGCCGGATCTGTAGATTTTGCATTTACTATCCCGTTCAACGAAATTAACGGCAGAACCTTAGAATATATTGCCAGAATGGGCGGCATAGAAGGAGCCACAATCAAAACAGGCCAACGTGCTATTTTCTACATTCAACGAAATTATTCTGTGCCAGCAGTCGACGATTTTGCAATTACTAAGGATTTATTCGGAGCCAATGGATTTGATTACTATAGCTTCAACTATGGCACTGTACCAAAACAATATGATCCGGAAGATTTAGAGTACGGGTGGCATTTCGAATCCGGGGCGTTCGGTGCTGAATTATATTCAGAGGGGGTGTATTCTGGAGTATCTCCATATCACGTAAATTACACCAGACCACCATATCAGGTTCCTCCGGTCGTGTATCCAGAAGCCACGTATTACGACGACGGACAATATGCTGAATCATCGATTGTTCCCGGATTCGAGAAGCACGCTAATAACCCTGCTATTCCTAACATGAGGAGTGGTATATGGGAAATCAACGTATCCGAGGACAAGCTAGTCACTTTAAATTTCGTCAACACTGTCAATCCTATGGAATATGTTACAGTTGGTGGTGGTGGTTATGGTGGGACAAAACTCCAGTACAATACCGCTGTAACCCCACCATTCGAAGCTGGACTTGGACCGCAATCATTTACTTTGCTATCTAACAAAGTAGCATTAGCAGGTGACTCTACGCGGTTCGATGGTGGGGCTACAAGCTTTTACAGCAACAAAGACGAGTATGCAGGTCCGGGAGTACGAGATGCATTCTTGAAATTTCCTAAGCACGGAATTTACAGATAGATAAATACTTTATCACACTTTAAGGAATTAACAATGTCTTCAAATATAAATCCATCTAACATAAATGGTAGTTATCCAGTAGCAGGTCAGGACAATGACAGCCAAGGATTCCGCGATAATTTCACTAACATTAGAAATAACCTCACCTATACCAAATCCGAAATCGAAGATTTGCAGAACAAGGTAGTGTTGACGGCACCGTTAACTGGTAGCACTTCCACTATTGTAACAAACAACCTGTCAGGTGTAGGTTTGACTGGCGCTGTGGTTGCAGAATTTACCGAATTAGCCAATGTTAATTCAGACGACACTGTCACTAATATGCCCGTCGATTTCACTAAAGGACATTTACACCAGTATAGCAATCTAATTGGCAGCGTTGTTCTAGATTTAAACTGGGGTGCAGTAGTTTCTGGGCAATACGCCAAGATGAGACTGTGGGTTAAAATCCCAAACACTTCCTATACTGTGACTTTCCCTGCGTCAGTAACAGTTGGACTAGATCGTATCTTAGGAATGGCCGGACATCTATTTACTGCTCCGACGGTTGGCGAATACGTCTTCGAATTCAGCACAGTAGATGCTGGATCTAATGTTGTAATCAGCCCAGTATCAGCGCCAGTAACTGTAATCGAGCAAGGAACTGATGTTGTACTGCCAGGGAATGCAGCTAGTATCTCCACTGCGGTCACTACGTTTTCAACTACTGTGGCTTCTACTGCTACTCTCAGCGCAGGTCGAGAAGATCAGGTTAAATCGTTAGTGGCGACTAGTATCGCTGGAAATATGGTATTCACTGTAGCAAATCCAGGTTGGGGCGGTCTCGGGCATATCACGTTTGCTACTACTGGCTCTGCCTGCACGCTGCGGTATGTCTCCGGAAAATGGTACTGCACCGGCAACAACGGGGCAGCGTTCGCTTAACCATAATATTTGCTTTTCCTAGGTAGTTCTGCTATTGTTAAAAGACTACCTAGGAACTTACGCAATGAATCACCAACACCATCCAGACTTAGAAGATCAACTAGCATCCATCCTCCAAGAAGAAATTTGGAAGGAAATAACCGCAGAAACTGGCGAAACCAAAGCTGACCTAGATCGGTCGATCATCGAACAACTCATAAAGTTACACGCCAAAAATGAATAGAATAGTCGGAGTGCTAGAAGCGTTTTCTGACCAGGGTACAGAAGGTATCTGCTGGGCTATCATCGATAATGATAAGACTGGCCCCGAATCGTTGTTATCTGTGAACGACGGGGATTATCTATTTGTCGAAGACGGCAACGGTGGCATCGACTGGGAGGGCACGATCAGCCTCCGGACTGACACTAACCTAGAACCATACCCGTTCAATGATCGTGGTGATCATTGGCAGCGCGTCAAAAATTGTACGGTGCACGGTCTACAGGAAAATGTTGAGCCTAACGTATGGTTCGAATGGTTTGCTATGAATCGTCCGGCAGTGTTAATCAAACATCCGGCAGGGTTATAATGGGACTCGGGCCGCCAGTTTGCCAGCACTGCCAGGTTATCGGAATTTGCTTAGACACGCCTGTGCCGATCATTAGAACCGAGCAGACTACTACGTTCAATAAAATGACTAGTTGGATTTGCCCTATTTGCGGCAATACAGATCTTACTGAGCACGCTGGTATGGGCGGTGTAGAGAGTTGGAAGAAATACAAAGACAACGAGAAATTCTTGTCGTTTATGTTAGACAAGCCATATGACTATGAACGAAACCGAAGAATTAGTTGAACCGGAACCAGAGTTCTGGACCATACTGAAGACGCCGTACGTCCGACGCGAGCAGTTCTCGCCAGTGACATTGTTGCTGGTGTGTGACGGGTATTCTTCGATCTACTCGTTTCAAGGAGTATACCCAATCTATTCAGCTAAGGTGCTCGTCAACGATAACGGGAGAATAATCACCACCGCCGAATATGTAGTGTCAGTGATGGGGACAGAAGGCAGGGTGATGTTTAATACACCACCACGAGCCGGGACGTTCATCACAGTTTATTTTTAGGAGGAAAGAAATGTCAGTACATCCACTAATCGGAGACCTGTCAGAGATGACAGATGCAATTCTCCACGAGAAATTTAACGATCTGTCGAAGCGATTAAACGCAGCCTACCGAATGGGCTACGGCGATGCGGCACGTCAGTTGCAAATGTTTATGAACGATTATCAAGCTGAAATCAATCGTCGTAACGAAAAGATGATGGCTGCAATGGCTAGCAAGAATCCAGAATTTAAGAATATCATTGATGTTGGCTAAGAAACGTGCTAAACTAAAAGAGCCTAAGTTCTGGACTATACTAAAGACTCCATACAGGCATCGTGATCCAATGGAAGAAATGATAGACCGGATGGCGAAAGAGATAGCCTACGACGCCGATAAAGAAATATTGAAAGAATTGCTCAAGCTAGGGAAGAAATAATGCGCACCGACAATTTCGGGCAGGTACATCGCACCGCAAACGAACTATGTGACCTACTCTACCTAGAGCCATCAACTGATCTTCACGCTGTAGAGATTGACGACCCAGAAGAGTTCAATCGAAGCATCAAAGAAATGTACTACGACTTTCGACTATTGAAAAAGTATCGAGAGCCGGCTACATCAGTAGAAGAGTTCGACACGATAAACCAGGCTCACTGGTATATGCCAGACGAGTACAAGAAATTCGATGTTGCCAAATTTGTGTTAGATCAATGCCACACTGAAGAAGAATTGCAACGCACAGGAAAAGAATTGATGATGTACTTAGATCGAGATCTTATGCCGCTATTGCAATTCTTGAAATATTTCGTTGACACAATGAGGAAGAATAACGTGGTGTGGGGAGTAGGACGTGGTAGCTCAGTAGCCAGCTATGTCTTGTTTCTTCTTGGAGTCCACAGAATCGATTCTCTATATTTTGACCTTCCGATAGAAGAATTCTTGCGGTAGCGAAAATAGCGGTAAATACATATAACATTTTGGAGTAAAATATGGCAAAAGTATATAAGTCAGCATTAGGCAAACAGATCGACGTTGATCACTTAGCGTTGACAAACGAGGACGTAATCGCAGTAGGCAACATGAGGGTGAACGCGAGAGGCGACCAGTTAGGCGCTGGTGGTAAGGTTGTAAAGACTCGCGATCAGATTATGAAGGAATATTACGCTCTAAATACGCCGGTAGCAATGGATCCGCCACTGCCACAAGCAAAGGCAGCAGTGCCAGTAGCCAGGGTAAAGGCTGCTCCAGCGCAAGCTGATCCGATCGTTTTCAACCCAGCGTCCGGGTTAGATGAAGTAGAGGAAGAACCGGTAATCGACGAGCGGCGTGTATTGCACGTTGACATTGGCGGCATTCCGGCAGCTGAAGTCGCCAATGTAGTCGAAGCTGTTACTACTGCATTTAAGTCTGCAGAACTGACCCCAGATGCACCACCAGTCAATCACGTCAACCCAGAAATTCGCGGCTCGTTGGCGAGCTCAGTAGCCAAAACAGCAACCGTAACACAAGTAGAATTACTACCACCGAAGAAAGCAAACGGCGTTCAACGGTTTTAACCCAAGGAGAAACATATTATGTCACAAATCGAATGCAAAAAAGATACAACTCTACAAGACAGGAAAGTATTTTGTATCGATGTAGGGAATGTTACTCAAGAAGAAGCAGCAGACATTATCGCCGCAGTAACAGTACAATTCGAGGAGAAGCAAATTGGCAGCATTTGACGCACATGAAGTGAAAAGTCTCAAACCGTTGCACGACGGAGTTATTGTCTCGGATATGAAATTCACAGAGCGATTCTCGCCGGCCGGGATTTTTATCCCGAGCGACGACAAACTCGTTCAAGGTGTTCGCCCACGCTGGGGCAAAGTCTACGCAGTAGGCCCAGAACAGAAAGACATCACCGTTGGACAATGGGTCTGCGTCACTCACGGTCGCTGGACACGTGGTATCAAGATCAAAGATGCGAATGGTGAGCACACGGTTCGCCGCGTAGATAACAACGACATTCTGCTCGTATCAGATGAGCCAGTAGTCGACGAGAATATGGGTCGCCCACTATAACCTGATTACCAAAACCATTGCTTTCACCCAAGATGCTCTGTTACGCTATGTAATAGAGCATTTTTATTTTAGGGAGGCATATGGCACTAGAAATCGAACGAAAATTCCTAGTCAACAGAATCAACATCGAAACACTTCGGTCAGCCACTAAGTTAGTGATTCAGCAAGGCTATATCTTTGATTGGTTCAACACTGTTATCCGAACACGTAGGTCAAACGACATTGGATTTCTTACAATCAAACGGAACACCGGATTAGATACGCTAGGTGTGAACGAATATGAATGGTCGATTCCTGGTTGGCTAGCATCGGCGTTGATGTACGTATCGTTCTTAGGCAAGATCGAAAAGACGAGGTACAACATCAACTACAAGGGACACACATTCGAGCTTGATATATTCGAAGGTAAGAACGACGGTCTCGTCGTTGTCGAAGTAGAATTAACTGATCCGGACGAGTATGTTGCATTACCAGACTGGGTCGGTGAAGAAGTAACTGGGCAGAAACAATATTACAACAAGAATTTAGCGAAAGGAAAGAAATGAGTATAAACACACTGTGGACGGAAGCATACCGGCCGAAAACCGTAGATGATTACGTCTTCAAAGATGACGCGCAGCGAGAGCAGGTTATGGCCTGGATCAAATCCAAAGACATCCCGCATTTGCTGTTTAGTGGCCCAGCCGGCATCGGTAAGACAACGATGGCAAAGCTGTTGATTAGCCAGCTAGACATTGACCCGTATGATGTGATGGAAATCAATGCATCACGGGAACGCGGTATCGATATTATCCGAAGCAACATTTCAAACTTCTGTAGCACTATGCCGTTTGGGCATATGAAGATTGTGTTGCTGGACGAGGCTGACGCATTGACACCAGACGCCCAGAAAAGTTTGAAGGGAACAATGGAGGAATTCTCCGCGACGTGCCGATTCATCTTGACATCGAATCACCCAAACAAGATCATCCCTCCGTTGCATTCACGTTGTCAAGGCACTCACTTCGAGAAGATCGACCACACTGAATTCACAGCGCGTGTCGCAACTATTCTAGTCACTGAGAACGTCGTGTTTGACTTAGAGACGTTGGACATCTACGTCAAGGCAACTTACCCCGACCTGCGTAAGTGTATCAATTCGCTGCAACAAAATTCGACGTCCGGAACGTTACGGATGCCATCCTCGGCTGATCGGTCTGTGTCAGATTACAAGCTAGAGTTTGTGAAGCTGTTTAAGAATGGGCGTATCCGTGAAGCAAGAACGTTGTTCTGCACGTCAGCTACAAGCGAAGATCCAGATGATGTTATCCGCTGGTGTTACGATAACCTAGACCTTTGGGCTACTTCAGAAGAAGGGCAAGACGAAGCAATTCTTATCATTCGCAATGCCCTAGTCAACACTAGCTTCTGTGCTGACCTTGAAGTTAATCTCGCAGCAATGATGACAGAGTTGATTCAAATTGACACAACGCTGACTGTTCGTCGCAGTATCGAAACAGTTGCCCACGCGAGCTAATACAATGACAAAAGACGAAATCGCAAAAGTAACAGCTATGGCCCGGCATCTGTGTGAAAAAGTGACAATAGAGCCTGGCGAACAGAAATATTCTACTCGTATCTGGAACAGCTACGTAAGAATTGTCAAACCAGTATTTCTCGTGGACGACGAGGCCACGTGCCAAAAGCAGTTTGACGCAGCAGTAAAAACCTATTTTAAGGAAACGAAATGAGCAAGCAAAAAGACATTTATGTGATCGCGCAATATTACGCAAAACCCAAAAATCCGAAGATGACTCGCGTGCCGGGTTATATGACCGATGAAGCAAACATCGCTTGGGATGAGCGTGTTGACGTCACCTACGGATTACGGTCAAAGGATTTAGTCGCATCGAAGGTTGTGATAAATATCAGTAAGCAAGCAGTCGAAAAAGATAGCTTCAAATCTGGCAGATCATTCGACGAATTGTTCTCATATTTTTATTCTGCAAATCCGAAGCAGATCGCTAACGCGATTCGACAGTTTGGTATTACTATAGGGCAGACAACTACAGAAGAACTGCCTGCCACTTCGAATATATCCCCTTCTTCGGAGAATGCGTTCCCCGAGCAAGAGCACTAACTTTATTTCGATTTAACCCGTGCTGATTGCAAAATAATCCCAATGCTCCATGAATAATATAGTCAACCCCATCTGGTGATGTTATCTTCCAGTGTTGAGCATTAGGATTATTTTCTCCTGAGACGTTGGCATGATTCAACGACATGTTCTGTTTAGCCTTGTCGGATTTAGGTTTGTTAAGGTTAGCTACGCTAATCTTTTTATTATGACTAGCAGTTCGAATTGCACCTGTAGTACCGTCACCACCATCAGTTAGATTATTAAGAATACCGGTACCTAAATCTTTACGGCCGTACCAAGATATCATTCGCCGTTCTAGGGCGTTTGCTCCTAAGTTGGTTAAATTCGTTTCTAAGAATATAATACGTGATTTGTCAGTTGGTTTATTTCGATGCCGTCCATAAGCTCGATACCCAGTCCCTTTACCGATGTAATAAGGGGTTCCGGCTTTTGCTGTTTTGGAATCTTTGCTACGCAGGTATGCGTAGACGTAATAAATAGTATTGCTAGACATATAATCCTCCCAAGGATGTTTAGAGCAGTTGGATATCCCCATATCGCGAACTGCACATATATTTATGCTAGGATACGAAATGTCAGCACTTTACTCTAGAATGTTCAAGGAAAAGAAGAAGCGTCCAGTAGACCCGCTAGCGCCACCACGTCCGAACTTGATGTCACAAGCGAAGGAAATCAAGAACGTTCATCTATCGCTTGAAATGCTGCAATTTCAACTGCAACGGCAACAGGAAGAAATAACCCACCTGAAATCCAAGCTGAATCAGTCGAATTATAGGGTAGAAATGCTCACAACCTACCTGAAAAACACTAAAACCACCAAGTAATTTCTTGACCTACCTCCAGCTTTCGTGTATAATGCATACAATGAAACGTTGGAGGTACTTATGAAATTTCCACAAACTTCCCCCGCTGGTCGTGTTAGGCCAAATCAACCCACCTTTCCGTTGCTTGATGTCATCGCGGCGGCGACTGTAGCGTTTCGTAAAAATCACAACACTATCTTGCGCATTGATTGCCCAGCATACGAAGGTTCGACCGACGGAGAATTTCCAGCGACGCCAGAATGTATTTCAAACAAGACGATCACGCTGGCGGTGCTGAAGGAAGGCTTGATTACAGACGAAGCAAGGGCCGAAGCTGCTGGAATGGTACAAGCTCTGCAAACCAACATGACATTCTCTATTCTCACTGGCAAGGTCGTGTCGACTTTTATGCAAGATATTCACAAGTCACTCGAGAAAGATACTGTGCTATTGAGCGAGGTCGGGAGAACGCTCTACGTTCCGAGCTTATACGCTGGCATTAAATCCCGTGAGAATTTGCTCGAAGCAGAGATTGGGTTGCGCAACTCTAGCAAGGCGCTCGGAGAAGTCGGTGCAAAGGTAACCATCAACTTTACACTGATCAGCGACAGGTACGTGGAGACATTTAACTGTTTTGCTGCATTCGGGAAAGACGATCAAGGTAACCTAGTTAGCTTTTTGACCGGGCACAAAGGACTATGCGCTACAGGGAAGATTACAGGTAAGGTGAAATTTGCCAATCCTGACAAATTCCACGGAAATGCTATTGTGACAAATTTAAATTTTGTGAAGGCGGTTTCATAGACTCTTCGTGGGCGCGAAGTTCGACCTCCAGACTGGTCATACGATTGCCGAGCTCGCCAACAGAAATTCCAAGTTGAATCTCATGGTAGGTAAAAATCATCAGCCCAGCGCAAGCTAGCCCCGCAAAGAAAACTAGCAATGCAACCCAACGTTTTATCACGACGTTACTCACATCGTCACGGCGGCGAACTAGAGCGCGTACAGTATTCTGTCTAGTGTTTCCATGAACGATCCCATGAATACGAGAAGTCGTTTCTTCAATTTTAGTGATCGACTCTTTCGCCTGGTCCATCATCTCAGCGTTTGCGCTATTAGTTAGATCATGGTCGTTCATGCTTGATCTCCTTCTTGATGTTTGCTGGTTGGCTTGTGGACTATTGCTTCCAGGTATGACACGTTCGCGGCTAATTTAACATTCTCTATTGCGAAACGTTGCATCTCTGTTCGAGCCAACTCAAGACTCGCTCCTAATTTCTCCACTAGAACTTTGAGCTCAGTCACTTGCACTGATAAGAACTCGACCTCAGCAGTCAGCTTCCCGACTTTGCCGACGGCCTCATTTCGCTCTTGTTCGATGACTGTCATTCTCACAATAATTCTGTCCCTATCCTCTTTGGTTTCGTCTCGCTCTTTCTTGTAATTCTCCAGCATTGACTGATACGATTTATCTTCGTGAATCACCTTCTGGTCCGACGAGATTCGTCGACGAATGATCGATAGTCCATACGCAATTATTACTCCGGCTGACGGCAATCCTACCGCCCAAGAAATCAAGTCGTTTGTAATTTGTGTATCACCGACCATAACAATCCCTAATAAAAATCCACCACGCAATTACAGCACACGCCCACTGGGCTGCTATAATAGTAAGAACCCCTTGCTCTATTCTTGATGCTATTAATAAATCTACGTTGAGCGACCATAACATCGCACCAGTAGCAGATACTAACATATTTATGGTTTGTCCGTTCGGATAATTTTTGTCAATTTTCAATGTAACGATTATGAATTCAGCGATCCCGTAAATTGTTGTGCAGGTTAACCAGAGCCATAATGGGATAAAATCGAACATTACCTTTCGTCCGTGTTCTATGTCATTAATTGTCATACCATAATTCAGCATGACTCCTATCCAAATAATCGTAGTGAAGGCAGTCAATACAAGTGCTAGTCGTAACGCTACTATATCTGCGTCAGCAATAACATGCCACAAATTCGACGACATTAGGTTAATTTTATTCATGTAGATCCTTACTGAAAATGTCGCGTATAAAAATCCACCAGGCGATAGATGCTGCTAGAAAATGTGCGCTGCCCATAGGCAAAGTATGTTCCGATAAGCGAACCAGAACAATCAAATCTAAACTGATTGTCCATAACAGGGCTCCGAACATTGACCCTATCGTTATCCATCCTCTGTGTTGTTGCTTCAACAACAGTGCAATGGCACCTACTCCGCCATAAGCAAAAAACAAGAACGCAAAAAATTGGAGGTGAGAATCCACAAATTCTAAATCGTAATCATTGGCTGCTTCAGGAAATACGAGTAAGACAACTACTACCCAAATCGACCACATCAAGGCGCCAGTGTATAGCGCAAGTCTCATTGACGTTAAGTCAGACTTGGCTATTATGAATTTAAAATTTGACCACACGAGCTTGATTACGTCTTTCATGATGCACCTATTCTTTCTTATATTTAGCAGTATATAGAAAGTAATAATGCTGCATTATTGTAGATAAGTGGATCCGAGAGTTGAAGGAAAATTTTGCTATCGTGGTCAGTTAACATGACATTTAATGTGTGAGCAATTTTTTCAACTCTCGGATGTTCGAGGATGTTACAGTTATTTGTTACTTTGATTCTGGTTTATACAGATTTAAGATCTCCGTAACGATTGGGTGACGCTGTACGTCTTGTACTTCAAACCGTGTTGCTCCGATTGCGTCGCCCTTGTATCCTTCAAATTTGGCGAAGAAATCAATCAGCCCGTTTGTTTTGGCAAACTGCCTGTCTACCTGATCTAAGTCTCCTGTTACAACCAACCGTGATCCGTCGCTGATACGTGTCAACAACATCAGCAGCTGGTTTACGCTACTGTTCTGCATTTCATCAGCGATGATGAAAGCTTTCTTCAAATTTCGACCGCGCATGTAAGCAAGAGGGGAAATTTCAATAACTTCAGTCTCTAGCATATACGCTACTTCTTTAGGTGAGTAATACTCCTTTATGACATCAAAGATCGGCCTTGTCCATGGCTCCATTTTTTCATTCAACGTGCCTGGTAAGAATCCGTGTTTCTCATCGTCTACTCCGACTGCCGGACGAGTGATGATGATCTTTTCTACTGTGCCTGCCTTAAATGCTTTGATTGCAGCTAGGACGCCGAGCATTGTCTTTCCTGTTCCTGCTGGGCCTGTTGCAAACACGATTGTCTTATCTGGGTCGAGTAGGTTGTTGACGTACTCTTCCTGCTTCAAACTACGCGGTACTAGTGATACTGTTTTTCGTTGCTGAACATATGTATTAAAACTTAAAACGTTTGAGTCTGGCTGATATTTCCTAGCTCCTCGTTCTCCTCCTCTAGTGTTTGATGTGCGAGTAGGTGCCGTCTCTTCATAATCCTCTTGGACTCTTCTAACATTTCTACGTTTAGGCAAGTTATTACTCCTTAAAAAGTGTGGCAGGTATGTGCTGCTCACAAAAGTATTTAACACGGATTTTTTCAGACAAAGCATATATATATGAAAGTGGTTGGTCGCCTTAAATAACACCACGATTTTCAGCCCAGGTAAATACAATGTGAAGCAGAAAAGTATAAATACTGTATTACCACGGAAACCATAATGGCACAATCAATAAAAGACGCACTGAAAAACATCCAAGACATTTATATGAGTGACAGCGCACTATCGACGCTGTTAGACTTTGAGCGTGTCATCGACGAGCTCGGCGTCTACGTATTTCAAAATTGGAAGAACGGCGAGCTAGTAGCAGGTCCAGCATATGAGAAATATTTTGTGACCTGCACGTTTATGTGGCCCAGGAAAAAAATGCCGGATCCTAGAGGAGGCGAGCAGTTGCTCAACTATAACTGCGAAGTGCTATTCAAACGTGATCACTTAGAGTTTCCAATTAAACCGAAATCGCCAAGTGATTACCGACCAAACACCAAAATGGGCAAGTTGAAGAAGACTCCGATATGGCTTGTCACTATCACTATGCCGAAGAAGCTTATGACAGAAATACACCAAGGGTCTGTGGAAGTTGAAAGTGAAAATCTAGACCTAGAAGACTTGTCGCAAGCATACGAGACTGGTATGGACGAGGAACAAGGACAAGCTGGAGGAGCAGACGATCAAGGTATGAACCCAGCTGACGAGCAAATGGGAGACATGGGCGGAATGGGCGAGATGGGAGGTATGCAATGATTACCGAAGGATCTGAAATCAACGATCTAGCTCGTTTAGTGAAACCAGAGCTAACCATCGACGAATTCCGCAGTAAAATGGGCGAAGACAAAGACATTATAGTTCTCGGATTTACTGTTATGAACAAAGAACCAGCAGCCGACTTAGTAGACTTCATCGAAAAAAGTTACGACTGGGTGTTAGACGCTGACATTAGCAGTGGTGAAACCTCAGACGGGAATTTCGTTGTGTTCGTTGAAATTCAACGCAAATCTTCTGCCGCAAAAAACATCTTTGCGATGCTCACCGATGTGTTAAATCTTACATCGCAAGAAATGGACGAATGGACATTCACGTACTACAAGGGGTCAGACAAATTACCGGTCACTGAAGAGAATCTGACCGACAAAATTATTTCAACACCGGCAGAATACGAACTCAAGACCAACGATAGTCTAGACGAGAGCATTCGGCTAAACAGTCTTCGTGCTTTAGCAGGCGTTACAGTGCAGCCGAAGAAGATTACAGATTCACTTCTGTACAACATGCAAATTATGGCGGGGATAAAATGAAACTTACAGTCGAACAACTCAAAGCAATCTTGACCGAAAATCCACACGCGGGCGATTGGGTAGATGCACTCAACAACAACTTAGAAGCAGCCAATATCAACACGCCTCATCGCATTGCTGCTTTCTTAGCGCAGACCGCGCACGAATCAACAGACTATACTCACCTCAGTGAAAACCTTAACTACGGAGCGAAGGGATTACTAGGAACGTGGCCGAAACGATTTGACGCCGTAACGGCAGCGGCTTATGCTCGACAGCCAGAAAAGATTGCAAACAAGGTTTATGCATTACGCTTAGGCAACGGTGATGAAAAAAGTGGAGACGGATGGAAGTATCGCGGTCGTGGTATCATTCAGGTAACTGGCAAGAACAACTACGGATCTTGCAGCGTTGCTATCTACAAAGACACCCGGTTACTTGAGAACCCAGACATTCTTTCTACTGACAAAGACGCTGCGATTAAATCGGCTTGCTGGTACTGGACGGTGAATGATCTCAACACGCTAGCAGATAATCAAAAGATCACCGAGATGACGAAGAAGATCAATGGCGGATATCTAGGTCTAGAAGAGCGTATCGCCAAGTTCAACCTAGCTAACAAAGTATTGGGAGGTGAATGATGTTTGGCCTAGTCGGTATTCAAGCCACCTTACTAAAATATGGTCTCATTCTCCTAGCAGTGTTAGGAGTAATCTACGGGATCTATCATGCTGGTGCTCAATCAGTGCAAACTAAATGGGACGCTGCTAACATCAAAACCGAGCAGGAAATCAAGGCCCTTAAAGATAAGGCAGACACTGCTACTGGTAAGATCGAGATTCAGTATGTTGACCGAGACAAGATCATCGTGCAAAAGGGCGACACGATTGTCAAGTATGTCAACAAATATATCACTACAGAGTCAGATGCAAAATGTATCATTCCGAAGAATTTCATTCTACTGCATGATGCCGCAGCATTGAACGTGGTACCACCGGGTGGAGAAGAAACCAAATGAAACTAGCCATCGCAATATTCTTAGGGGTGATGTTATCCGCTTGCGGAAGCAACCCAGTCAAAACGTCATTCCCGGACCTGCCAACTAAGCTAATGGTCGAGCCACAAACTCTCAAGACCATCCAAACAAATAGTATTGAGACAATCAAGCTTGACGATTCTACAGCTAGCGAATTGCGTCTTTCGGCATTAGAGAAGGTAGTAGCTGAAAATTACAAACTCGCCAATCAATGGCGCGAGCAAATACTAGAGCTTCAGCTCTGGCTGAAAACTCAAAAATCCATCAATCCATAACCAAAAGCATTGACTTTTGGCTAAAACTCGTGTAATATAGTGAAATATTGTATTACAACTAGAGGAAACAAATGGATCAAACAGTGCATGAAGAGATGCTCACAGCGTTACGAGCTGTAGAACGACTGTTTAAGGAGGCGCATCCGAAATTCAACTGGGGCGCATCATTCTTAGATGCAAATGCAATCAAGCTGCTCAACGAAGTTCCGCTGCGAGTCAGAGCAGCGATTGAAAGGGCCGAGCAGAAATGAGTGATTATTACGAAACATTAGGCGTCGCCAAAGACGCCAAACCGGAAGATATCAAAAAAGCTTACCGAAAGCTTGCTTCCAAACACCACCCAGATAAAGGTGGCGACACTAAAAAATTCCAAGACGTGCAGATAGCCTACGACACGCTAAGTGACGAGAACAAACGCGCCGAGTATAACATGCAACAGGACGGTGGGTTCGGCGGGCAAGGCGGCAGTAGTCATTGGTCATTCCGAGCTAGGCAAGGTACCGGATTCGCCGGCATGGGCGACATCGACGAGTCAGATATCTTCGAGCACATTCGCCGCCAATTCACTCAGGGTGGTCCGCGTCGTCCTCAAAAGCCAATGAATCGCGATGTTCGAATCGGCATGCAGCTCAAGATGGTTGACACCCTTGAAGAACACGAGAAGATCATCAAGGTGAATCTCCCGGGCCGTCCTCAAGAAGAGATCAAGATCAAAATTCCTCGTGGCGTCTATCATGGCGCGCAAATTCGATATCCGGGCCTCGGCGATCACTCTGTCAGCGAAGCACCACGCGGTGACCTCTACGTGCAGTTTTTGGTCGAAACTCCGGAGAATTTTGAGCAGATTGGTATTGACCTTATCACAGTGATTCCTGTAAGCTGTATTGAAGCTATGGTAGGAGTCGAAAAGGATGTTGAGGGGATCGACGGTAAAAAATTCAAGATCGTCATTCCGCCAGGGGCGCAATACGGGTCAAAGTTTGCTATCCCGTCACAAGGCCTATATTCAACCGACACCCCAGGGCGTGGTCGGTTAATCGTGGCTATCGACGTTTACATTCCAACATTGCTGACACCAGAGCAGATAGAAGAACTGAAGAAAATCCAAGCAACGCAAGAAGAGCAATAAATATCTTTATACATGGAGTATCATAGATGCAAACAAACCCAGAAATTGAAGTCATCGTTCAAGCTGCAACCCAAAATGCAAAAGATCAACAGCACGAGTATGTAACTCTCGAGCATTTAGCGTTGGCGCTCGTTAGTTACGAGCCGTTCAACAAGCTGTTGTCAGACTTTGGAATTGACACTGCTGGTCTGCAACGTGATTTCACCGAATATCTCGGATCGCAACATTACCTCATCAGTAAAGATCCAGAGTATGACATGCCGAAGCGTACCCATGCATTGGAGCGCGTGTTCAATCGTGCCTTCACTCAGGTCCTGTTTAGCGGGCGTGAAGACATGCAGGTCATCGACGTGTTTATCAGCATCGCAAACGAAAGCAACAGCCACGTCCAATACTTCTTCATCAAGTACGGGCTAGATCGCCAAGGGCTTATCAACTTCTATCAAAAGAATTACAACGAAGCAGCTGGTGCCAAGAGCGCCAAGAAAAGCAAAGCTGGTTCGGTTCTCGAAGAATACTGCACGAACCTCAATGAAGCAGCATCAGCAGGCAAGATCGACCCGGTCATCGGGCGTGATGACGAGCTGGCAGAAATCTCCGAAGTTCTTGCAAAACGCAACAAGAGCAATATTCTGCTCGTTGGTGACCCAGGCGTAGGTAAGACTGCGGTCGCCGAAGGACTAGCACTGAATATCGTAGACGGACAGGTTCCGGAGTATCTGAAGGACTATATCGTTTACAATCTCGACATCGGCTCATTACTTGCTGGTAGCAAATATCGCGGCGAGTTTGAAGAAAAGTTGAAGGACGTTATCAAGGCGTTGGAAGAGAAGGGCAAGACGATCTTGTTCATTGACGAAGCTCACCAGATGAAGGGCGCTGGCGCTGGCAGTGGTTCGAGTGTGGATTTTGCGAACATGATCAAGCCGGCACTGAGCAAAGGCAATATCAAGGTCATCGCCAGCACGACGTGGGAAGAATACACTGGATCGTTCGAGAAAGATCGTGCGCTGATGCGTCGCTTCTATCGTATGACAGTTACTGAGCCAACGCCAGCAGTCGCAAAAGACATTCTCCGCGGTCTTCGCAGCCACTTTGAAAAATTCCACAAAGGTAAGATTGACGATAGCGCCATCGAGGCAGCAGTGGACCTCAGCGTTCGCTACCAAACAGACAAACGCTTGCCAGACAAAGCAATCGACTTGATTGACTCTGCTTGCGCTAAGGAACGAATCACTAACAAGGCATTCACGATCACACGAGCTAACATCGTTGCAGCAATTAGCAAGGCAGTCAAACTGCCAGCAGACCAGATCGGTGCGGATCACTCTGCAACGTCGACTAGTTCGTTGGATTCGTTGGAAGGCAACATCAAGTCTAAGCTGTATGGTCAAGATGCTGCGGTCGACGAAGTTCTTGAAAAAATCTATGTCGCTAAGGCAGGATTGAAATCAATGGACAAGCCTATTGGTTGCTTCTTGTTCACAGGGCCATCAGGCTGTGGTAAGACTGAGCTAGCGAAGTTGATGTCGACTTATATGTCAA